ATTACACACGAAGGCATTTTTGATGATAAAGGTAAACCAGTTATCGACAAGAAAACAAAAGAGCCGAAGCCTGCACCCAATCCAGAATGGCTCTTGTTCGAAAAGTGTATGCGTGGTGATACCAGTGATAATGTCTTCTCAGCGTATCCGGGTGTGCGTACTAAAGGCACAAGCAAAAAAGTGGGTCTTACTGAAGCGTTCGAAGATCGTAAAAGCAAAGGATTTGCGTGGAACAATCTCATGTTACAGAGATGGACTGATCACGAAGGTGTAGAACATAGAGTCTTAGAAGATTATGAGCGCAATCGACGATTGATCGATCTTACACATCAACCAGATCATATTAAAGAAATTATTTCTACAACTATTGCCGAAGCAGCAGGTGCTGATAAAAATATTACCCAGGTCGGTACTAGATTGATGAAATTTTGTAATCTTTATGATCTTAAAAAGATTGCAGAACAAGCACAGAGTTATGCTGAACCATTAAATGCGAGGTACACACAATGACAGAGATACATGCTAAACCAATCATCGATAATAAATTTTGGATCGTCGAACAAGGCGGGGAAAAAATTGCTACTTTACGGAAAAACGAAGATAATCGATTTGTTCTGAGCAATGAAGAAGGAATCAAGATCTATGAAACTAAAAAAAGCCTCACAGACAAATTCGGAAAAAACTTTTTTGTAGTAAAAATTGTTAAGGAAGCAGAAAATAATCTGCCTAATGAAGTTCATGGATATTCTACCAGTACGATGCCTCATAACGCCATGTTTGACATAAGAAAGAAACTTCCTCTCTTTACCAAGAGCGAAGATTCAAAAAGTTTATATTGTGCAGGATACTATGTAATTAAATTTCCTAAAGGATGGGTAAAAAGTTTTTGTCCTAAACTGATTACTTTACAACGATACGAATATCAAGGACCCTTTAAAACAGAATTTGAAATGAAACAGGTATTGTCTAATGTCTCAAAATAAAATACCCATCAATCTTCCAACCGTTGAAAAACTGTTAAGTCGAGTTTCGGCAGCAGAAAAAAGTCAACAAAAAGAGATACGCATATCTATTCAAGAAGCTAGAGACCTTACACTAGAATTAGCTCTTATCACTTCGAAATTAGGTAACACTGTACAAGAAATACACGATAAATTATCCAAAATAAGCGAAAACACTGGTTCTATAGACATTAAGCTGGACGGCGGAACCTTCTAGTCTGATAAATATATACGTGGTTATCAGGAACACGAATATATATGAGCAGACCCAAACCGAAAGTTATATTAGAATACGCTAACAAAGAAACCTATAAAGTTGAACAAATTTTAGAAAGTGGCGCTATATGGGCAGTATTCTACAAAGGACAACCTTTTAATTTAAAGAGTGGAAGTTTGCTGGCTAGCTATCCTGGACCTAAATATAAGAAAGTAAGTTTTAGTAATCCTGGTCACGCTCTCAATCTAGCAAAAAAATTAAACCGTCTCTTTAAATGTCAAGACTTTGAAGTTTTTAAATTAGTGGCAGGTGAAAAGGTGATTTAAGATGGATCAAAAGGATACCTATACTGCGGTATTCTTAAAAGCTGCTGGACAAGAATACAACGATTCAAATATAAAACTTTATCGAGGAATGTGGTGGTTTAGCACCAGAGAAAAATCTGCTGGTGGTTTGAGAATTACAGACTCTTGTTTGGATTTTATAGAAAATCAAGCTGAAATAAAAACGTATCAAATAGATCTTCCTAAAGATATGACTATCGGTCCTCAGGTATTAGTTTGGTTAGATCAGTTTTTAGATAGTCCTTATCATTTAACAAAAAATCATTTAAAAGTTCTCACAGAAAAATCAGCCTTTGAACTATATCTATTTTCAGGCGATGTTCGAAAAATGGGGGCGGCAAAAGCCCTTAACAAAAGATTAAGCCAAGATTCAGTCCAAGAATAATAACCCACTATAAATATTTTTATGATTTTTGATCTAAATCCATTAGAAGTATTAAAAATTAGAAAAATGACGACTATACCTCCTCATTTTTCTAAAACCAAAATAACCGATTCTGAATACTTCGACGGAATAGAAAATTGGGTTAAAATTCGTCTCAAGGGAAGATATGCGATATATAAAGCACCTTATTACGATGAAGAATCTAAAGTGCTCAAAAGTTCAATGCATATTGGATTTGAGAACCCGCAAGAACTAACTTATTTTATGCTTGCTTGTCCACATTTAAGGAGAACATAATGACAGAAGAAACTCAAGTTGAACAACCTACAACAACGCCTACTCAAGATCAAGCCCCTGCTCCTGCAGAAGCTCCGGCAGCTGATTTAAACATCAGCGATCTACTAGCTCTTAAAAGTATTGTAGAAATCGCTAGCCAGCGAGGATCTTTCAAAGCCAACGAATTAGAGGGAGTAGGAAGAACATACAATAAACTTAGCAACTTTTTAGATAGTGTTGCTAAAAAGGAAGCTAAATGAAAAATCTTAAACACATCGCAAAAATGCGAAACACAGGAGCGAAAGTCCTTGTAGTGTTTAGAACTCTCCCCGGAGAATCTAATCAAGCATTAGTTTTACCGGTGGCGCAGCTTCCAGATTCGTATCACGATGCTGTTATGTCTCTAGTAGAAACCGACGAATCACAACAGGCATTTGAATTCGGAGAGATGATGTTTACACGGATGTTTCCGGACGGAAGACCTATGTTACGTGCTATGCAAGCAGATAACAGATTAGCTAAAGTATCTACTGATTCTGTGCTGATGACTCCCACTCCGCAAACTGAAATTCCGTTGAGTCAATTAAACATTTTAATTGCAGAACAAAAAAATTGTACAGTCGACGAACTATGCACATTTGTACAGGGTGCTCCAGCTAGTGTAAGAGATTCTAATAAAAAAGAATCCGCACCGGTGGCTAAAAACGAAACCGCAGTAGATCCAGCAAGGAATCCAGGTAACGAACCACTTACTGATGCAGATCTAGCTCGTTCATATCGTAGCCAGGCAGATGCAATGTATAAAGAAGCGGCAAGACTTCGCAGGCAAGCAGATGAATTAGATCCGCCACAGAAGAAAACTAGCAAAACTAAAGATACTGTAGATGCCTAATCCTTTGTTCAGACCACCAAGACATCTAGTTAAGGAATGGCCTGAAGTTTTTGAAGATCTATATATGAATACTATGCCAGTAACATATATAGATCTAATAAACTTAGAATTCTCTGACGGTCGAATATGGCAAATAGATGTTAAAAAACAACTTGCAGAAGATGAGGCCGATTCTGTAGCAGAAAGATTGATGATGACGCTAGGCGAGTATAAAGAAACAATTACAAAAATTGATTTTAAAATCGATATTATTAGATTAAAAAAAGATATAGGAGATTCTTCTAAATCTTTGCTCTAGTATTTCCATAGTGTATAACAACACAATCTTTAGATTTAAATGTTCTCCAAGGGTCAATAACAATTGACCCTTTTTCTATTTTACAATAAAGATTTTGATATTCATCAAAACCACGATATTCATAAGTGACTTTACGATTGTGTGCCAATAAAACAACTCCGTAACAACTTCGAATATCGTCCCCAGTAAGTGGATCTATATATGTAGGTATGTGACCTAATTCTTGACAATAATGCCCAATTAAAAGACTGTAACTTCCATCGCAATATTCGACACCCGGTTTATATGCCTTACCATGTATAAAAATGCTCATTCGATTTTTATTGGCATAATAAACTAATTCTTTAGCTAAGTTTTTAGCTTGTATCTCCCTAGCTGCCATTATACTATCGAAAAGATCGTATCCCAGATTTAATTTTTCTGCCATGTATCTTAATGCTATATTATCTCTAGGATGGCAGGCTCCGCCATCTCCCATACCTGCCTTCATATATTGAGGACCCATTATTCTCATAGTTGACTTAGATAGTGCATCAGTGACAACATCGACATTAATATTTCCTTGTTTCTGTGCTACATCCTGTATCATATTCACCAACCCGATCTTAGCAGATATAAAGGTATTATAGAATACTTTGATACATTCGCACTCGTCCCAGGTTCCTACAACATATCTAGGATCGTTTTCCATCACAGTTTTATAAAAATCAACTAACTGTTTTGCATCACCGGTTTCATTACCGTCCTCAGTTCCAATCATAACCATTTCAGGATTAACCATATCCCAGGCCACAGATCCCATTGCGATAAGATACGGATTATAAACAAATCGTACATTATTAAGTAAATTTATAAATTCACGTCTTGTTGTTCCGGGCAATACTGTTGAGATCAAAACTAATAATTGATTCTTATTCATATGTTTATTAGCTTCTGTTAAACATTGTTTTACAATATCATAAGAAAAATCTTTTGGTTCAAGATGAGCAGTTGGAGATCGTCCGTCATATAAAGGATCGTGTGGGGTAGGCACTGCTATAAAAACTATGTCTTTTTCTTTTACAGCTTCTTTAATAGTTTCAACAATATTAATTAAATTGCTTGTCTTTTTTGTTACATCATAGCCATCGACGGTGTGTCCTTTTTTAGCAATTTCTTCAGCAC